TGCCCACATTTGAAACCAGTTTTTTTGAGGGATACATGAAGAAAAAGATAGCAAAAAGAAAGTTCACGAAGAAGATGAGAGAGAATGGTGTAACAGTTGCCTTGCCATTTGAAACAGATTGGCACGTGATAGATTATGATGAGGGTGATGATGACTTCACAGTAACGTGTGCTGATGCAGACGCTATGAATACTGGGGAGATTGTAGGCAGATACTCTACGTTTTTTGATGCGTGGATGGATGCAAAGTTTTTTGATAAGGATAGTACACAATGATGGCAATGACCCCAGAGGCAAAAGTAAAAAAGAAAGTAGCAGACCAACTCAAGAAGTTGGGAGCGTATTACTTCTACCCAATTACAAGTGGGTTCGGACGTAGTGGTGTACCAGATATAGTTGGAAGCTACAGAGGTAACTTTTTTGCGTTTGAATGTAAGGCTGGGAAGAACAAGCCTACAGCATTACAGGATAAGAACTTATCAGACATCAATGTAGCAGGGGGCATAGCCTGTGTAGTTAACGAAGAGAACATGATGGATATAGAAAACATATTAAAAGGAATAGACCCTGAACCCGAACAGATAGAAATGGACTTTCCAGTTCAATACGAATAATCTACCAAGTTTTTTAGTTTTTATTTTCCCTTGGTAGGACGTAAGCAGTGAGAGCGTTGACGTGCATATCTGTCGAAATCCACTGTAATGAAGGCAGGTTTATCATATATCCTTCCCTGTGACTTCATCATGGTAGGGCATGTAAAAACTTAGACCCCCCTCTCGAAGGGGGGCATTATAAAAAGAAAGAGAGAGATATGAATTTTACAAAACTACAGAGGGTATTAGGTATCAAAAAAGGTAATGTTTACGATTACCTAGATGATGATATTATGGAGTGGCTTATAAATGAGGCAAGTAAGATCAAAGATGCCAATATGGCTATGATCGTCGCAGGGATAGTTAAAGACGCATACCATGACGAGTTAGACAGTGAAGATAAGAGAAGAAATAATGCTTGTGAACAACAAGAGCGACAGACTACTAAAGGCACGTGAGAATGCCAAGTTGCATAGAGACTATTTAATTAAACAACTAAGAGAAGAGGAGAAAATAAAATGCGTACAAGTACTAAGAGAGAAAGAGTTTGGAAGTATATACTCAAGAACAGACTTGCTAAAGCCAAAGAAGTAGCAAAAGCATGTAACGTGTCGTATGGCTATGCTTTGAAGTTAATCAACAGTTCAGGCACACCAAAAGAAGTTTTTATAAAAGAGGCAAAGCCACCTTTGCGTTGCCAACTCCTTAATGAAGCAGTGAGCCTCACGGCTACAGATCGTAACAAAGACTACGGTGATGCCGTTGAGAACCACGAACACATTGCACGGATTTACAATGCAATCACAGGACAACGTCTTACAGCGAGAGACATCACTCTGGTACACCAGGCAACGAAGTTAGCAAGGCGACAGACAAGCCCACTGAAGAAAGATCACTACGTAGATAACATGGCGTATGTTGGCATCGAATATGAGTGTGTCTCAAAGGAGGAGAAATGATTACCAAAACAGCTTATACCTTGATGGTCATGTTCACAGTAGAGTTTGCAGATCTTAAAAGTTGCGGAGAGCAAAGTTTAGAGATGTATGGCAACAATCGTTGTTTTAAAAGTTATGACACATATGTAAAGTTACCCCTACCAAAACCTTTTGGTTTAGAGGACTTGGTGAACAGATGAATCTTATCACTATTGACTTTGAAACATACTATAACAAAGAGTATTCTCTAAAGAAACTAACGACAGAAGAGTACGTGCGTGACCCTAGGTTTGAAGTGCTTGGGGTCGCTATAAAAGTAAACAACGGAGAAACGGAGTGGGCAAGTGGTACACAGGAACAACTCAAGGCGTTCTTACAGACGTTTGACTGGGAGCAATCAATGGTACTTGCTCATAATACTATGTTTGACGGTGCTATACTTTCTTGGGTTTTTGATATTAGCCCTCGCGCCTATACTGACACAATTTGTATAGCGAGAGCTGTCAACGGAGTAGAGACCAGTGCCTCACTAAGCGCACTCTCTGAGAAATACAAGATAGGAAAAAAGGGTGACGAGATACAGAACACTCTTGATAAACACAGGCAAGATTTTACTAGCGAAGAATTGGAACGACTAGGTGACTACGCTGTCAATGACGTAGATTTAACCTACGATTTATTTGCAATCATGGCAAAAGGGTTTCCGAAGAAGGAACTTAAACTTATTGACCTATCGTTGCGTATGTTCGTAGAGCCTATGCTAAAACTGGATCGGGCTTTGCTAGAGAACCATATTACCGTAACACGTCAACGCAAAGAAGAGTTGCTTGTAGATGCTCGCGTGTCTAAGGAAGACTTAATGAGTAACGACAAGTTCGCGCTGCAGCTGCAACAGCTTGGGGTATCACCCCCTAAGAAGTTAAGCCCCACTACAGGTAAGAAGACGTGGGCTTTCGCCAAGTCTGATGAAGAGTTTAAACACCTGTTAACACATCAGGACGAGAGGGTGCAATCACTTGTTGCGGCCAGGTTGGGTAATAAAAGCACACTTGAAGAAACAAGAACGCAAAGGTTCATCGACATAGCAAAACGAGGCACTTTGCCTGTACCCGTTAGGTATTACGCGGCTCATACAGGGCGTTGGGGTGGTGATGATAAGATAAATTTACAGAACTTACCTAGCCGTGGAGCGAATGCAAACATGCTAAAGCGTGGCATAATTGCACCACAAGGATATTCTATAATAGACGCGGACTCGGCACAGATAGAGGCAAGAGTGTTGGCGTGGCTTGCCGAACAAGACGATTTGACCCAAGCGTTTGCCAAGGGTGAAGATGTTTACAAGAAGATGGCATCAAAAATATATGGTGTAGCAGAAAGCGAAATTACGAAAGACCAACGCTTTGTAGGTAAAACCACTATCTTAGGCGCAGGGTATGGTATGGGAGCGCAGAAGTTTCAAGACCAACTTAAGACATTTGGGTTTGACATGGAGCTACATGAAGCACGACGTGTAATACAGGTTTATCGTAGTTCTAACTTGGATATTAAGAACTTATGGCGTGACGCTCAGTTGTTTCTAAAAGATGGCAACACATTTGGCAAACAAGGAGTGTTGTATGTAGAAGATGGTAAGATACTTTTACCCTCTAGTCTGTATTTACGCTATGATGACTTACAGTTTACCCCTACAGATAAAGGCGTGGAGTTTGATTACAAAACAAGGCGAGGTCGTGTACGAATATATGGTGGTAAGATAATAGAGAATGTATGCCAAGCCATAGCTCGTTGCATTATTGGCGAACAAATGCTACAAATAGCAAAGAGGTACAGAGTTGTCTTGACAGTGCATGACAGTATAGCGTGTTGTGTCAAAGACGAAGAGGTGGACGAAGCACAGAAATACGTCGAAGAATGTATGCGCCAACCACCAGAATGGGCAGAAGGTCTACCGATAGATTGCGAATCGGGGACAGGTAAATCTTATGGAGAATGTGAATGAAAGTTAAAAAATTTAAAGACATGCCCAAAATAGATTTTGGTAAAGAACACAATGCAGATCGCGCTAGCTTACGAGGTATAACTGAAATATTTATACTAGAATCTAAATCTGAGGAGGCGGTGGCGCAAATAATGAACACCGTGGCAGATTGTAGAAAGTGTGGAGGTTTTGCAGAGTTTACCAAACATAAATCACTCGAACGTGTGGGTATGGCAGAGTTTAAAACTATGTGTTGGAAATGCGGTCATGAAGATGGGTTTACAAGTAGAGTAGAGGTAACAACTTTAGGTGGTTTAAGAATACAAGTTACGTGGCAAGATAAGTCGGATGTTAGTGAGATTAGTCACTAATGAGTGTAGCACCGTGGTCATACAGTAGAATTAAGGCATTCGAACAATGCCCCAAGCAGTTCTACCATATGAAGATAGCAAAAGATTATAAGGAACAATACACTGAAGCTATGCGTTACGGAACAGAAGTGCATGGTGTAGCAGAAGATTTTATA